CGGCAACACCTGGACCGATTCCCGGACCGAGCAGGTACAGCATTACAAATACTGGACCTTCATCGCCATCGGGTCCATCGCCAACAAGATCGCGCAGCTTCAGCCCCAGGCGGCCGTGGTCAGGCCCGCCATGATGGACGGGCGGCTGAAGGGCGCTCGTCGCTATCGCTACAAGGGCCTGGACCTGCGGCAGCGCCGCAAGGCCATGACGCAAATCACCCAATCCGAGGACCTGGAGCCGCTGCCGCCGGATCATCGGCTCGTGCAACTGCTCCGGAACCCCAACGAGCCGGACACGGCCAGTGACTTCTGGAAAGAGCTGGTGATCTTCCTCTACCTGACCGGCAACTCCTACATCTGGCTGCCGAAGGATAAGCTTGGTCTCCCGGCTGAAGCCTGGGTGATGCCGAGCCATTGGGTCTGGCCCCGGTGCGAGAATTCCGATGGCATTATCACCAGCTATGACATTCGGCCCGTGTACGTGACGGCTCGATTTCAGAACCTGCCGGCAGACGAGATTGTGCATCTCAAATTCAAATCGCCGATCTCCAAACTCGACGGCTGGGCCCATACAACCGCGGGCAGCCGTTGGATCGACCAGGATGAGGCGATCAGTCAGAGCCGCTATCATGCGTTCAAAAACGTCGCTCAGCTGGGGCCGATGCTGCTCCTGGACCCGACAACGGTGCAGCCCAATCAGGACGACCTGGAACGCATTGAGCAGCGGTTCATGAGCCGCTTCAGCGGCCCCACGAAGGCAGGCCGGCCCGTCATCCTTGGCGGGGTCAAGGACGTCAAGCCCTACATGACGACCCCTCGGGAGATGGATTTCGCCGCCAGCACCGACCAAATGCGGGACATGATCCTCGGCCTGTTCGGCGTCCCGCGCCAGGCGGCGATGTCGTCTGACGGCATGACCTACGGGAGCAATATCGCGGTCCTGAACTGGTTCTGCAGCTACACCATCAATCCCCTGACCAAGATGTTGGGGGATTGCTACACGGACAAAATTGCTCCTCGATATGACGAGCAGCGCCGCATCCGCGTCTACTGGGACGACTGCACGCAAGAGGACCCGGTGCAGAAACTGGCCGAGCATGTGGCCTACCTGGAAAAGGGCGTCCTGACCATCAACGAGGTCCGGCAGGAGATCGGCTACGCGCCCTACGAGTACGGGGGCGATAACCCCATGCTGCCGATCGGCATCCAGGAGTATCCGCTCAACGAGGAAGAGCAGTTCCCCGAGCTGTCGGCGGTCCAGGCTGCAGCGGACGAGGCGGAGCGGGCGGATGCCGAGGCGGAGGCGATGCGGAACGGGCAGCAGCCTGGCGACGAGGAGGGCAAGCCGCCGGGGCGGTTGTCGTCGGCGTTGAGCAATGGGCAGGCGAAGCGGCGCGAGGATTGGTGATGTGCGTTTGCACTCCTCATCTGAAGACGCCATGGTGCGGAAGACCCGGATGTCGCGCTCCGGTGCCGGAGATTGACTACAGGATGCTCTATCGTCCGTGTGTTGCATGCGAGAATAACGGGGAGATCGCTCCTGGGCATCAATGCCTTTCATGTTCAGGGATAGGATTTATCCCGATTGATGTGACGACGGATCGCTTTGACTGCCTAGTGAGCCTGGAGAGAGCAATTCGGAGGCTGGCAGCAGGCTGAGCCAGGGTGCCACATGACTGGTGAATTGGATGAGGCGAAAGGCCCGAAGAACCCCTACATCGAAATGACGCTAGCCCTGGGAGCCATCTGCCAGGGCATCCGGGACTGGCGGCCCGCGCATGGGACCAAAGAGGAGCTGCTCCTGACGATCTACCAGTTGTCTAGGAATGCCCTGACGGTCGCGGAAGAGGATGAGATGCAACGGAAGCTGGCGGTGCCAGATGCGCTGACGAATCCTATTAGAGCGCGAATTGTTGAATGAAACTCATCCTCCGCACCATTGACCCTCGGCATGGCCGTGACATTCCCACGGGCCGCAAGATCGCCCGCGCCCTGCGGGTCATCTTCCGCCGGCAGCAGCGCGAGGTGCTGGCGAAGCTGCGGCAGAATCCCGAGCGGGTGCCGTCGCTCAACCACTGGACGCAGCCGATGGCGACGGCAATGGAACCGCTACTGCACGGGTACTACGCGGAGGGCATCAGGGGCGCAATGAGGCGGATTAGGAGGCAGATACGGGAGAGGAAGGACCTTTTCCCCACGCATGTGGGGGTGAACCGACGTCCAGGATACGGCTTGGGTCGCCTTCGTCCTTTTCCCCACGCACGTGGGGGTGAATTGAAAGACGAAGGTGCCCCCGAAGACCGCCTCTTAGACGTCTTCGACCCCGCGTTCGATGTCTTCAATCCGCGCGTGTTGGAGGCGATCCGCCAGGCCGTGTTCCAGTTCTGCGATGCGACCAACCAGACCGCCACGCGCGAGCTGGGGCAGGCGATTCAGGACTTGCGGCGCGAGCTATCGACGGGCCTGGAGCGAGGTGAGGCACTCTTCCAGCTGACGGCCCGGGTGCAGGAGATATTCGACGATCCCATGCGGGCGTTCCGAATCGCCACTACGGAGGCCAGTCGGGCGGTCCATGCGGGGCAGCTGATTGCGGCCCAGGAGAGCGGAGTCGTGACGGGAAAGCGCTGGTTGGCTTCAGCGGACGCATGCCCCATGTGTTTGCCGCTCGATGGGGTGGAAGTGCCGTTGGACCAGCCGTTCGTCATCGCCGGCGTGGGGCCGTATGCGGTGATCATGCACCCGCCGCGGCACCCGCACTGCATGTGTACGTGGACGGAAGTGCTGGCGTGACCAGCAGGAGCGTAGCCCATGCCGAAGTCCAATGAGATCGCCCGCAGCAAGCTGACAAGGAAGCAGATTCTGGCGCTGCCGGCAGGGCGGAAGATGGATCGGCTGATTGCCGACTTCATGGGCGACTGGACCGATGGCGACTGGTGGTACAGCAAGGACGGGTCCAAGGAATGCCATAACGATAACGGACCAAAGAGGTATTCTACTGAGATCTCCAAAGTCTGGGAAGTGGTGGAGTGGCTGACGGATCGGTATGGCTGGGTCGAGGTAACGCAGCAGCGCGGGGGCGCCTGCGAATGCTGTCTCGGCACCCTGGACGGTGACACCTACGCTGCCACGGCCCCCGGTGGCACGGCGCCCCTGGCGATCTGCAGGACTGCCCTTCTGACCATAATCGGAGCCTGACCATGACTCGCACCAACGCCATCATCCGCAGCATCAGCAAACGCAATGAGCGCATCACGGCTTGGTTTGTCGAGAAAGACGGCATCACCTCATGGCCACCCCAAACAGGTTATGCCTGGAAGCTCGCCGGCGCCGAGAAGCTTATGCTGGCGGACCCCACCGGTTCCATGGTCGCAACCGATGACAAGCTGATGTCAGCCACGTTCATCATCAGCACCACCGCGCAGGATCGCGATGGCGACATCATGATCTCCAAGGGATGCTCGCTGGACAACTACAAGCGCAACCCCGTGGTTTTTTACAATCACCAGCAGAATCCCATCCCGATCGGCAAGGCCGTGGGACCCGATGGCAAGCTCGCCGTCTCGCTCCAGCCGGATCGCATCGTCGCTACCTGCTACTTCGATCAGCAGGACCCGGACGCCGCGTACATCTACGGCAAGGTGAAGCGCGGGTTTCTCTCGGCGACCTCGATCGGTTTCATTCCCCTGGAGGGGGAGCAGATCGCCTCAAAGGCAAAACCCGGCAGCGTGTTCCAGCGCGAAGGCTGGCTGTTCAAGCGCTGGGAGCTGCTGGAGTTCAGCGTCGTGGGGGTGCCGGCCAACCCCGAGGCCCTGATGCTGGACGACCTCGACACGGCTCGGATCAGCACGAAGCTGCGGAAGGCGCTGCAGCCGTACTCTGCGCTTACCCCGAAAGCTCACCTGCTGCCCGTCACGGAGAAAATGAAGCGGGATAGCGAGCTGATAACGGGGATCGTTGGCACCAGCGAGCCTGGTTCTGGCCGGCAATCCCTTACAGGTGCGACAACGATGGAGTTCAACCACGACGGTACCGTGACGGTGCATCCCACGACAGCCGCCGAGGAGGCCCCCGTGGCCGAAGAGAAGCAATACGACGAAGAGCCGGACGACGCCGGTGCCGACTCCGAAGAGAAGCAGATGCCCCTCGGGGCCCAGTGCCTGATGGAACTCGCGGCCCACATCCAGGCGAAGCTGCCCCAGCTGGAGCCGGGGATCGCGGTCCGGCGCTTGTATGAGAAGATCCTGCCGATGCTTGCAGCCGCGGCGGCTCGCGACTATCCTGACCTTGATCTTGGGATCGAGATGGCGGAGGATGAAGAGGAGGAAGAGCCGAAGAAGGAAGAGAAGAAATCGCACGTAACCCGGGCGATTGTCGATGCAAGGACCGGAGCTGTTGTGGACTGGTCCCCAGTCCTGAAGGAGATGTCGGCACTGCGGCGAGAGCTACGAATTGCGACGGGCAGAGTTGACTAACGATGCAACCGAACGGTAGACTACCACCTGATGGAGATCGCGCCGAGAAGGCCCACCGTGCTCAGCGTGCGATGGAAGAGCTGCTGCGGCGCGTCCTTCAGCCGGGCTTCACCGGCATCGGAGCGGTCGAGCTGGAAGTGCATCGTGGAGGAATCAACACGGTGCGATTGCAGACAAAGGAACTAGTATAACACACAAATAGCGCTCTGGGTACGGCACCCAGCGCATCCCATCAGCGGCCCATTTGCTGCTCCTCACCTGAGCCTAGCGAGCAAACCCCGCGGAAGATCACCTGATCTTCCACGGGGTTTTTGCTTTGCCGGCGAGAGGTTCAGCATATGGCGACCGCTACGGTCCCCGAGAAAGCCCCCGAACAAGTCGAAACGCCCGATCCCACGCAGGAAATCGTCAAAGAACTGCAGGCGCTGCGAGTCGAGCTGAAGGAAGCTCAGCGGCCCGTCAAGGACACCAAGGCCGTGATGGCCGGCGCCGAGAAGGTGGCCGCCACGGCGATCGACATGGACGAGGCGAAGCGTTTCGGCTGGAAATCCATGGGGGAGCAGCTGCTGGCGATCCGAAATTACGCCGTTAGTCGCGCCATGGATAAGCGGCTGAACCCAAGCGCCGAGTGGATGCAAAAGGCCGCGACCGGCCTCGGGGAAGCAATTGACTCCGATGGCGGGTTCCTGCTGGCGCCGCAGTTCGCCGAGGGCATCCGGGAGATCATGCACGCCGAGGAGAATCTCCTCGACCGCACGGACTCCATGCCGACATCGTCCAACAACATGACCCTCAGGGCCATTGACGAAACCTCCCGGGCCACGGGTTCCCGCCGTGGTGGCGTCAGGGGCTACTGGGCCGATGAAGGCGATCCCCTGGTCGCCTCAAAGCCCAAGTTCCGCAAGATCAGGCTGGAGGTCCATAAACTCACGGTCCTGGTTTACGCGACCGAGGAATTGCTGGAGGACGCCGGCCCGGGGCTGGAGAGCTACGTCCAGAAGGCGGCCGCTGAGGAAATCAACTTCTTGACCGGCGATGCCATCCTGAACGGCGAGGGCGCAGGAAAACCGCAGGGTATCCTGAGTTCGCTCGCCCTCGTCACGGTTGCCAAGGAGGCGGGCCAGCCGGCACTCACGATCGTGCCGGAGAACATCGCCGAGATGTGGAAGCGGCTTCACGCATCGGCTCGCTCGAATGCAATCTGGCTGATCAACCAGGACACCGAACGCCAGCTCGATCTGATGAACGTTGCGCTCGGTACGGCTGGCCAGCTGCTCTACATGCCCCCGGGGGGGTTGACGGCTGCTCGGTATGCGACCCTGCGGGGCCGGCCCGTCATCGAAACAGAGTTCAACCCCACACTCGGCACCGTGGGGGATATCGTGCTGTGCGACATGAAGCAGTACCTGACGGTCGTCAAGAGTGGTGGCATCAGGTCCGCAATGTCGATGCATGTCGAGTTTCTCACAGACCAGATGGTTTATCGCTTCACCTACCGGGTAGACGGACAAACGTGGTGGAACTCTGTTCTGACGCCCTTCAAGGGCGCTGCCACACAGTCGCCTTTCGTCGCTCTTGCAACTCGCGCGTAATCCTGGGCTAGGCAGTTCCTAGCGTCCTTGCTTAGCTTGAAGGAGTTCTAATATGCGTTTCTGTGAAAACAACAACATCAGCTCTGCCGTTGTGCCGGTCGATTTGGGTGGGGGTGCGAATGACGGCGACTGGGTGTCGCTGGAGAACTACCATCATGTCTCGGTGGTGTTATTCAAAGCCATCGGGACCGCGGGCGATGACCCCACGTTGACGATGGAGCAGGCGACGACCAACACCGGCACCGGAGCGAAGGCCCTGACGTTTCGCAACATCTACGTCAAACAAGGCTTGTTGCTGACGGCCGTCGGCATCTTCACCCGGGTCGATCAGGCGGCGGCAGCGACCTACACCGATGCCACCTCGGCCGAACTGCAGGCCATCTGGGTCGTGGAATTTGACTCCGACGAGTTGGACGTGGACGGCGGATTCAAGTTTATCCGCGCCCGCGTGGCCGATGTCGGCGGTGTCCAGCTGGGCTGCATTCTCTACATCCTGAGCGAGGCGCGATTCGCCCAGGCGGTGGTGCCGTCCGCCCTGTGATCTTGTTTGGGGCCCTGGCCTTTGGCCCCTGGGTGAGTCCCTAACAAGAGGTAACGACGATGGGTACAAAATCTTATTTTGCCCCGGGGATCGGCAACAGCGGCTCGGTGCTGAATTACACCGATCCCGTGCTGTCCCCCGCCAGGGGAACGAGTCTCTGGCAGAGCTGCCCGCTGCTGGAGATGATGGCCGACCCCACGGTGGGTCATGTCTTTTTCGACGATTTCCATCACCTGACCAAGGCGGCCGATGATTGGATTTTGACACAGGCTACGGCAGGAACGGCCGTGGCTGGCACACTGGCCGGCGGGGTGGCGACCTTGAACGCCGGTGCCGTCACGGACGGCCAGGGACCGCAAATTCAGCTGGCCGGTATCGACTTCCAGCCCGCTGCGGGCAAGCATCTGTGGTTTGAAACCAGACTCAAGATATCGCATATCAGCGGCGACATTTTTGTCGGCCTGGCTGAACTCGACACCACCCTGGTGGCCACGTCGGCGTTGACGACGGCGAACGGGATTGGGTTCGAGTCCTTCACCGGCGACGGCGTGCTGATCGCCTCCAGCGAGCAGGCGACCGCCCGGGGGACGGTGGCGGCGGTCAAGACTCTCGTAGCTGCTACTTACGTGAAGCTCGGCTTCGTGGTCAATGGTGTCACCGACGTGACGTTTTACGTCGATGGCGTCGCCAACGCCACCATGCTGTTGACGGCCAATATCCCGATCGTGGCCCTGACGCCGTCGTTCACGGTCCACGCGACCGGCACCGATCAGGCCGTCCTGGACATCGACTGGGTCAAGGTCGCGCAACTACGCTAAGGGGAGTGCTGACGTATGAAGACTCCTCTCGGGATACCGATTCACGGAGATTTCAGTTCCGCTGACGCCTCGGCGCTGGCGGAAACCGCGGCTCGCATCTTGCTCTACGGGCCCGACTCCACGGTGGCCATCACGGTGACGGCGGCCGAGTGGGTGATCGTCTCAGACCTGACGATCTCCGTAGGGGCGACGGCCCAAACGGTCACGATCTACGACGGCGCCAACAATGCCGCGGCGGCGGGGGAAATCATCGCTCGCGTGACCCTGGCGATCGGGACCAGTATTGCGATCTCACTCAACGTGCCGCACTACTGTAAGGCGGGGACGTGGCCGAAGGTGGCCACTGGAGCCGCTGGCCAAGTGGACGTGGCGATCCACGGGACGATCGATAAGCGGTGATGCATGACCTACTACCGGGTCTGTCTGAGGGCAGGCGGATCGATCGTGGCGGATGCCGCGACGACGCGCCTGATGATCTCGCAAGGGAAGGTGATCTCGGTGAAAGCGATCGGGCGAGAAAGCCCGCTATACCAGCGACGGGAAGTGACACCCGCCGCTGGTACCCATTACCTGACGAAGTGAAAAGAAAAGGTCAGATAAACGTGGCTGATTCTTTGATGGCAGCGTCTGCCATCTCGATCGGTTCACCCCCACATGCGTGGGGAAACCACGTTCGTCTGACCAGACGATGGTTTTAACTGCGGCTCCTGGGAATTGCAAGCAAAAATGGCACTGACCACGCTTCCTAGTTTGAAATGCTTCTTGGGTATTCGGTCCAACACCGAAGATGCCCGGCTTGCCGCCATGATTGACGCAGCGGATGCGGCTATAAAGGAGTATCTGGGGCGCGACATCGAGCAGGCCACCTACACGGAGTTCTATTCGGGGGACGGGATGCCCCTGCTGATCCTGCGCCAGCGGCCGGTCATCAGCATCACCAGCATCCACGTGGACTCCGGGGCATACTACGGCCAGGCGTCAGGCGCCTTTTCATCGTCGACGATCCTGGTGGCCGGGACCGAGTATGCCCTGGTCTTTGACACCACCATCGGCGCTGTCTCGGTGAGCCGGCGCGGCATCGTCGAGCGGATCAATAGCGTGTGGCCGCTGGCGATCTCCAGCGGGGCCTTCTATCCCGCGTGGTCGGATCAGCAGCGGACCGGGGGGCTGTCGCACGAACCGCCGTTGCCGCGCGCGGGTAACATCAAGGTCGTGTACGTGGCCGGCTACACGGTGGCGACGAAGCCGAAAGACCTGGAGTTGGCAGAGAACCTGTACGTATCGCACCTGCGCCGCACGGCGAAGTTCGGCGGCGGGTCCCCGCAATCGGAATCGCTCGGCCAGTACAGCTACAGCCTGTTCGGGCCATCGTCGGGCAACGGCAGTGGGGCCGAGATGGCGTCAATTCGGCAGATCCTGTCCAGGTACCGCGAGGTGGCCGTATGAGCTACGACGCCCTCCTGGCCGAGGACACGGTGACGGTCCAGCGGCCGACGATTGCCAAGGACACCAGCGGCGGCTCCACCCATCTGCCGTTCGTGGACAAGGCGGAGGCGGTCGAGATTCCGGCGCGCGTAGAATCGCTCTCCTCGGACCAGCGATTGAAGTATCAGCAGTTGGATATGCACGTGGCTTATCGGGTCTTCCTCCCGGGGGATACGGACATCGACAACGGCGATGTGCTGGTCACGAGCGATGGAATCTTGATCCGGGTCGTAGGCAGGGTGGAGTACAGGGCCATGGGTGGCATTGACTCCTACCTGGAGATCCTGGGCGCGGATGATTGAGGTGCAGGGATGACGTTGCAATGGAACGGTGCCCAGGTGTCTGACGAAGTGCGAAAGCTCGTTGCTCGCAGCTTCCGCAAGGCCGCCTTTCATGCGAGCAGGCGACTCAAAGAGACGCTGAGCGTGCCGGCTCCACGGAAACGGGTAAAATCGGCTACCGGCATTATCTACTATCGGGCCACCGTGCCCGCGACCCCGGGGGCGCCGCCGCGCAAGCTAAGTGGCCGGCTGCGGGCGAGCGTGACGCAGGAGTTCAACGACGATAAGTTGGTGGCTCGGATCGGAACCAATGTCATCTATGGGCGCGTACACGAATTCGGGAACCATCCATGGCTGGTCCGAACGATCTTGGCTATCCGGCATGAGCTGCTGGCGATTATGGGGCGATTCTAGGCCGGAGGCGTGATGCGTGGCCGACAGCCTGTTCGGTGCCCTGCTGGTGAAGTTCAACGCCTCGGCCGCGCTGGTGGCTGCGGTGCCGGGTGGCCTCTGGATGGGCCAGGTGCCGGAGACGACGGCCCTGCCGTTCTGCGTGCTGCTGACGACGGGTCAGACGGTGGAGTGGTCGACGGGTTCCCCGTACGTGGAATCGTCGCTGATTCAGTTTGTCGTCTTTGCCAAGGGACTGGCGACGGCAGAAGCGGCGGCCGATCTGCTCAAGGCGGCGTTCGACTTCGCGGCCCTGACGTTCACCAGTGCCGTGACGTTGGCTCTGTACCGCGAAGGCTACCTACCGCAGGCGGATGAGCTGCGGGCGCCGGATGGCGAGATCGTGTACGGGGTGACGGTTGACTATCGAGTCATGATCCAGAGAGCGAGGACGTAGTGCCGACGTTCGATCTGGCGGCCAAGTACTTCCTGGATTTCAACGCCGTTTTGACTGAGGCGTTTGGTACCGCGTCGGCTCAGAACAGCATCCCAGATGCCTTGGTGCCCGGCTCGACGAATTTCGCCGCGATCCAGAACGTCCTGAGCAATGGCACTGCCGCCAACCAGGCGACCAATCTTTGGCACGATCGCCGGAGCGTTGGGGCGGGAGCAAATGATGATTTGGATCTCAACAATGCCTCGATCCTCAATGCCTTTGGCCAGGCGCTGGCGTTGACCAAGGTGGCGTGGGTTTTCTTTCGCATCGTGACCCCGGCGACGACGGTACGGCTCGTTCTCGGCGCCGCGGCATCTAATCCCTGGCAGGCATGGTTTGGGGCCACGACTCACACAGAAGAAGTTCAGAATCTGTTTTTTAAGGACAACCAGATTGACCAGTGGACGGTCAGCGGGACCAGTAAGGTTCTGCGGGTCAACAACCCTACAGCGAGCGCGGTGATCTACGACATCGTAATACTGGGGTCCCCATGAGCGAGTCAGAGCCGAAGGAAGTACAGGCAATCGTGTATGGCGAAGGCGTGGACATGATCGTTGCAGTCCGCTGCCCCGAGTGCGGCCGTGCCCAGGGTTCGCGTGAGTTGAAACCGTTCCCCTGCACCTGTGGGACGTGGCTGGACCCGAAGGCATCTACGAAGAAACAACCGTGAGGTGAGGTATGGCGTTCGTCGCAGGGTTCTCGAATCCGGTCACGTTCCAGGCGGTGGGGGCTGGGGCCGCCACGACTCTCAATATTACCGGCTGGACTGGCGGCGAAGAAGTCGTGCGACTCATCACGACCCACAGCGGCACAGGAGGCCTGCAAGCCTGCATCGCCGGAATCTACGATTTTCTCTCCAACGTGACGGCCAACTATGATCTTGCGGCCTTCCCGCACGCGACCCCGCCACAAATCAAAGCCGGGGTCAAAGGCACCGTTACGCTTGCCACCGGCGCCGGGGTCAACAACAAATTCACCATGGGCGTTTTGATCACCAAGGTCAATTACGCATCTCCGGTCAATGGTTTGATGAATTACAACTTTGACGTCGGTCTAGACGCCAGCACCGTGGCGACTGTGACGTATCCGACCTAAAGGGGAGTACGGTAGTGGATTTTATGGCCCACTTGGGGCGCGAGACGGAAGTCCAGGCGTTGGGACGGACCTGGAAGCTTGCTCGGTTTGATCGAGCGACCTGGCGGCAATGGATGGACTGGGCCAAGACCCAGCTGCCAGATCCGGTCGAAGAGGCCCTCCGGATTATTGACCGGTTGCCCGAGAAGGTGGCGGGCGAGATTGTTCGGAAGGCCCTGGATGAAAAGGCCATTCACCTCGGTCTCGGCAGCCCGAAGGTGAATGGGTTGCTGGGCTCCGTGGAAGGCGCAGCTTACCTGGCGTATCTACTGTTGCGCAAGTATCAGCCCGAAGCGGGGGAAGAAGAGGGCTGGCAGATCGTGCTGGAATTGGGCCTAAAGGTGATGCAGGAGAAGTTCGACCAGGCATCCGGGGCTGTGCCGGCCCTGGGAAACGAATAGGGCCCGGCGAGCAAGACCCTCCGCCGGGCGCCATTGACCTTCGGACGATTGACCGGTTTCTGCTCCAGGAACGCCACCTGCGGCCCTGGGAACTGGATCAAATGACCATCCCCGAGATGGTCCTGTACCTGGAGAAGAACGACCCGGCCCCACAGGGCGGCAGTCCTGGCGTCATGGGCCAGGCGGACCTGGAAGCGTATGCGGAGTGGTGGCGGTCCCTGACACCGCGGCAACGGCTGGAGCAGGCGAGGTAGCAATCGTGGCATTCAAATTGGCCGAGCTGTTTGTCGAGATCTCTGCCAAAGGCTTCGTCGCTTTCAGTGATGAGCTGCGCTCCATGCGGCAGCAATTGGACCTCGTTGATCGCTCGGTCCGGTTCGGGTTCCTGCGGCAGTTCCTGCAAGAAAAACTTGTTATCGAGAGGGCCCGAGATTTTGCGGTCCTGAGAGCCGAGCTAGGGACCGTGGGGGCTCACCTGGCCCGGTTCGGTCAGCAGATCGGGCGCTTTCAGGAGCAACTTGGGGCTGTCACGGGTCTGGTCCGGCCCCTACAGGTCGCTGCAGCGAGCCTGTCCGCCCTGGTGGCAGTTGGGCTCCGGGGGACCGTTCAGGCCAATGCCCTGGCGTTTCAGTTCGAGCGTCTGGGCCGCGCCGTCGGCGACATCTTCGCTCCCATCATCAACAAGGTGGTCGATATCGTGGCCCGGTTGGCCGAGTTCTTCCGCGGCCTATCGGATCAAACGAGGGACCTGATTGCCAATTTTGCCCTTGCGGGCGTGGCGGTCCTGGCAGTCGCGACCGTGTTGCCCAAGTTGGTAGGCGGGATCTCGCTGGTCGTGGCGGGCATTCAGGCCTTGACGGTAGCGTTTACAGGTTTGAACGGCGTCACGGGCGGCATCCTGATCGTCATTGGGGCGATCGTGACGGCCCTGGCGGCTATCTTCCTCGGGACCGAAAAAGGGCGTGCGGCCCTGGGGAAATTGTTCGATGCTCTGAAGCCCCTCTTCGGCGCTTTCGCCGAGTTGGCATCGCTGGTCATTGACGCATTCAAGCCCTTGATCGACCTGGTGGTTGAACTGGCCAGTGCCCTTATCGCCACCCTGGTGCCGGTACTGAAGTTCGTTGCCGAACTGATTGGCAACATGGCCAAGAACCTGCGCGACCTGCTGGAGGGCCTTGGACTGGTCAAGCCTGAAGCGGACCGAAAGGCCGGCAATCGTGCCCGCCTGGAACCGGGTGGCGGGGGGTTTGAGGATGTGGGGAAAGTGTTCGAGCGCGTCCAGATTGCGGCTCTGAAGGCCGACCTGGGCGCCCAGGGGAAGACGGTAGAGCAGCAGCAACTGGAAGTTCAGAAGCAGATGCTGGAGGCCCAGCAGATGACGAACGACAAGCTTGGACAGCTACGGCCCGCGGTGGCACGGTAATGCCTACCTTCACGTCCGTTACCAATTCGGCCACGATTCTGAACGATTCGGGCTTAGTCCTGAACGTCGGGAAGTTGTTGAGTCTGCCATCCGCGAATCGGCGGCCGGATTACGAGGTCCAGTTCGTTTCGGACAACTCCCAGGCGCTCGAGGTCTACGACGTTTTGTGGCGTTCAAAGGATCGGTTTATCGAGTCGCTCCTTGGCCACAGTTCCAATATCTCGTTCTCGACGCAGCCGAAGAACGTGTCGTTCGATGGCTCCACCATCACGGCCACGACCGCAGCGGCCTCGGCAACCATCACGATCACTGGCTTCACGGTCCAAGCCGTGGACGTGGACCGTTTGCTCGTCGTCTACAGTGGCGCCAACTTCATCGCCGGCACCTACAAGGTCGTCTCCACGGGGGCCAGCACCTGGACGCTGGACAGGAACGTATCTAGTGCGGCTGCCAGCGGCCTGGTGGCCAAGAGTGCCGGCAAGGGGCTGCTGCTGCGCACGCCCCCGGCCCAGCACCGGGAGTATCCGTGGCTCTACGCGGTCGAAGCCCGCATCATGGAAGGGATCGGGATTCCCGGCAAGGGGCAGAACGGCCAACTCTACTTCTACGACACCGACAACAACACCGATGGCTACGCCCGGATGGCCATCACGTACCGGGCGCTGGATTATCAGGTAGAGAGCGATGGCGTGGCTGCGGCGTCCTCTCTGAAAGAATTATCCCGTTACGTGTCCCGTTACTACACCTATGCGTCTCAGTCTATCGAGTTGCCGGGCCAATCGTTCAAGTTCGTCTCGGACAACCAACCGATCGTAACCGGCTTCGCCAAGGTCCTTCCCACGAAGGAGCTGACGTACATTTGGCGCGAAGTTCCCGAAGTCCCCGAGATGAACATCGAAGGGTGTATCGGCTCGGTCAACTCTGTGCTGTTTGATAACTGCTACCCGGCCGAGACACTGCTCTTTGAAGCTCCTAACACCAGGCGCTATCGTGCCACGACGGGGAAAATTCAGTGGGAGATCAGCTACAAGTTCAAATTTCGGCCTACTGGCTGGAATGTAGCGTACCGGCGCAATGCGGCCGGCGGCCCTCGGTTCGAGGCCGTGGTGGCGAACGATGGTTCGGGGCTGAAGCCCTATACGTCGGTGGACTTCGCCAAGCTGTTCGAGGTTCCTTCAATCACGACGATTTGATCAGCGCCCCTGGAAAAGATGGCGATTGTTGAATCGATCAATGGCGGCATCCTCGGCGTCGGCGGCGTTTTTCCGGCGCACGCTTTCAGCATAATCGATGGCCGCCTTGTCCTGGGAACGCAAGCCTTGCGGGACTTGCGTTGTGGATGGCACTGTGCCGGCTATTGATGGTACAGCTGCCCGGATCGAGGACGCCGCGGCAGGTTTGACAGTTTGCACGCCGGCCTGGATCAGCAACAGGCAGGGGCAGACGCAGGTGATGAATGTGATCAAGCAGGCAATCAGGCCAAGGCGTGCACGGTCGGTCATGACGGATTCTCCTGGAGACTTTGCGCGGGCTACTAGCAGCTGAACGATGGGCAGGATGGAGAGCAAGGAAAAATCCCGGAATTCCTAAGTCTTTGGTGTCATGATGCCGCTACAACCGTTCCCCCTTATCGAGCCTGCCGGCCAGCTTTCCGCGGGCGAGCTGAATCGCCTCGGCCACGAGGTCGAAGCTCACGATCGCGTGGAAGGCTCCGGGATCGAGGTGACGCGCGACGGAACCGGGTTTCAGCTGGTCGTCCGCCAGCCTGTCAGCATCTGGGGCAAGATCACGGCCGCGGGCGGCGGGCCCCCGACCCCGCACGCCTGGACCCAGCAGAAGACCGACACCAGCGGCAACTTCACCGACAACACCATCGGGCTGAGCGGCACCACGAGCGTGCTGCCCGCCTACGCGAGCGATGGCAGCAGTGTGACGATCAACACGATCGTGCGACTTTTCCTGGCTCCTGAGGGCGACTTCTACCTATTCGAGACGCCCTCCATGGGCGGTGGGGCCGGGACCCTGACGGTTCGCGAGGTCGACCTTGCCCCCACCGTCACGATGGTCACCACCCTGGAATTCGACCAGGCGGATGGCTACGTAGTCAGCACGCCCAGCGCTGGCGTGGCCCGAATCGATCATGCGGATGCCTCGGCGACCCAGCGGGGCATTGTGTCGCTCGTTGCCCAGACGATGGGGTCGGGCGATAAGACGTTCGTTAGCAATGTTTTTGCCGGAGGTAAATTCGATGCCTTTGGCCTGGCCGTAGGTGGTGCGCTCGGGACCGTCTATTTTGTCGGTGGCTCCTCGGCGGTGGGCCTATCGAGCGACAATGGGATTGACGGGGTTTTTCACAGCGCGATCGTAGGCAGCACGTTCAAATGGCGATTGCGTGGTGCTACCGGCCCGAACCAGGCGTTGGCCATCTTCTCTTCTGAAGCAGGTGATGTCTCCGCTACGCCCGCATTTGGGATCAGTCCCGATGGTGGCACCACGGTCAGCCGCGGCCTCTACGACACCATCGCGACACCGGCCAACAACTGGACCATCACGGGCGGCATCATTACTGGCAAATCAGCGGGTAACACGCTCGACGTGAATCTGGGTGGCACTGGAGCCACCAGCTTTACCCTGCGCGGCATCCTGTTCGGCAACGGCACTAGCCCCGTGGGGGTCACGGCTGCCGGCACCACGGGTCAGGTCGTGACCGCCACGACCTCGGGGGACCCGACGTGGCAGAACCTCGCCGAGGCCAACAGCACCACCAAGGGCATCGTCAACCTGGTGGATCAGTTTCTCGGGGCCGGCAACAAGACGGTCGAAACCCTTGTGGTGGCCGGTGGGGTCTCGATTAGCATCACGGGGGCAAAGGCGCAGTTCGACGGCATCGCGTACTTCGGCTCAGACATCTGGATCAAACATACGCAGAGTATTGTTGTCTACAATGGCGGGGTCACGACAAGCCGAATTTTCTTCAACACCACGTTGTCGGAAATCTCTTTCGACCTGGCCGACGGGTCGGATCTGCTGAGGCTGCGGCTCGATACTTTCCTGAGCAATACGCTGTGCGATCTGACCCACAACGGGGCCGGGGTGGTGCCGCAGTTCGCCGTGAACGGCACCCCGGGGATCACGACCAGCGACGGTGTTGGGGTCACGACCAAGGGGGGGATCGTAACGGGCGTCACGAGCACGGCATCGGAATTTCTGTCGCGGAATTTCCTGGGGATCTAGATGGCGTTTCTGGAAATCAACAACAATGGCACTCTCAATTCTACGACCCCCGTGACGGTCGTCGCCGCCCCCGCTGCCTCGACGCGCCGGCTGCTGAGGAACATCGTCTTCTACAACGCCGACACGGCCAGCGTGACCCTGACCCTCAGTTACGTCCATGGGGCCAATACACGGATTTTGAAGCGCGTCACCATCACGACGCTCGACACGTACGTGTGGGAGCCACCGCAGTTTCTCGACGCGACGAACAAGAGCTTGACGGCTGTGCTGGCGGGAGCCATTACGACAACGCAACCGGACTTTGTCTCGAATTACGTGGATGTGACATGAGATTAGCCATAGCGAATAGACTCTACCGATGGCTCGGCGGCTGGTGGTGCGGGGACATCCGAGCGCCTGGCGACAAGTTGGAGCTAGAATGCGGACACCCCGATGAGGACGGCAGGCCATTTCATGTGGTCCATACCTCCGACGATGGCTACATGCTGTGGATTGGTTACCACGACCAGTGGCTCTTCCACTGTCGGGCCGAAGAGGCTCGACGGCTTGCGTGGTTCATCCTGTGGACCTGGTGGATCAAGGGAACCTGGTGTGGACTGAAGAGCGTCCTGTGGTACTGGGCCTTGCGAGTCAGAATCCAGTCCTGGCAGCACAAGCCATCTCAGCCCCGTGGCTGAGGATAGCCGCCCTGTGACGTGATCTGAGAAGGGCAGATGAATGGACTTCACCAAGATCGCTGCCGATTTTGGCATCACGGCGGCCTTGTTGCTGATGCTGGTTTATGCGCTCTATCGCATGGGCACCTGGCTGGCGAAAAACGTCGTCAAGCCCCTGGCGGATCGCCACATGGTCTTCATCGAAAAAATCGAGAAGGTCCAGGTCGAGCAATCCGCGACCCTGCAGGAGATCGCCAGGACGCAAGAAAAACAGACCGATATCCAGCGCGATGAGATCGTGGAGCTGAAGGGGATTCGACAGCTAGCGGAAGCCACGAGAGATGACCAGGTAAAAGGACGCATCAGCGCGATCGAAGAATTGAGAAAGGATCACAGGGAAATCATGCGGCGACTGCCTCTGCCGGGCGGTGCCGGTGCGGAGCGTGCGGAGCACAAGGAGGGCGATCCGACATGACGGGCGCGGCCGAGGCAGCTCTATGGGGCATTTGGCTGGTCACCATTGGTATGATGATATGTATGGCCATGGAAGCGAAAATCTTGCGCCCCGAGAGGAGGAATCCAGTGGAGAGCAAACCGACGCAAGCCGCCGGGATCGGGATGGTGGTGAATCCCCAGATGGTGGACCGGATGGAACTGGTCGAAGAGGAGAACCGCAAGCTGCGGGAACAGTTGCGGACCTATGAGACCAAGGTGCGTCGCCTGGATGACGATGCCGCGGCCCCCACGGCGGAGAGCGCTCGCGAATTGATGGCCGTGGGGACGTACCAGGAGCTGGCCCAGTACCACGCGGGCAAGGCGGCCGATTACGCCCTCATCGCCCTGGTGCTATCAAGGGACCTCGGCAAGAGCTCGTAAGGTATGGCGAAGCCGGACGCCAAGCGAATCATGGCGCCCGAGGAGGTCGTGGAGGCGCTCGAGATCACGGCCCAGCTGGCCCACACGACTCGCACCCGTGTCATGGAGGCAGCCTGCTGGTCCTTCTCGCTCTTGCCCGTGGAATCGAGGCAGCGACTCGTCTGGCAATGCTGGGATTATGGAACTCTTCCGGGGATTGCTGCAGAGGTCGCGCAGCCGGCCGGCCGGCGCTGGCTCGCCCGCGGGATCGCCTGGGTCCGCCAAGCCTGGCAGTCCCTCGCTCCTGGGTTTGCTCGGCAAGACCGGGGACCAGCTCGGCCTGCCCGGCCGCCAGACCCTGATTGCTGCATTGTGGTTTTTCGCCCAGCAGGACCTGAGCTTGCGTTTAGTCATCGTGAAACAATATCTCGCCTATAGAGGACTAAGTGAATGAGACTCGTCGTAGAACAACTGGAAGATCGCCTGACCCCGGCGTCCATTTCCCTCCAGGGGGGGTTGCTGTCGATCCTGGGAGACGATGCCCCCAATGTGGTGAACGTTGGGTTATCGGCCGACAGTATGAAAGTGTTGGCGACGATCGACAATCAGTCGGCGATGTATGCCACGGTGGCGGTCCAGATGGTGAGGGTCGAGGGTGAGGGCGGGAACGACATCCTGACGGTCCTGCTGCCAAGCGTCACGACCATCATGGAGGGGGACCGGGGGGATGATACCCTGTGGACCTTTGGCAATGACCGCATCTTCGGCGGCACCGGGGCCGACACCATCTACTCAATCGTCGGCACCAGCGTGATTGACGGCGGGTTCGGCCGGGATCGACTGATCGGCAACGGGACCACCCTCTTCGGCAATGACCGCGAGGACCGGCCCAACGTGGTGTTTGGCGTCACGACTCAGCCGGTGCAGTTGCTGGGTGGTGTGCTGTATCTGCTCGGTAGCGGGGGAGATGATCGAGCGATTGTGCAGGAGCAAGGTGGGCAGCTGCAGGTGGTGTATAACGGGCAGACCATGGGGTTTGCCCGTGGGGCGGTCGATACGATCGCTGGGGTATTGGGGAACGGGAATGATCATTTCCTTAACTTCTCCACGGTCGATTCCGTCGTGTATGGGGCTGCCGGGGATGACGTGCTCGTCGGCGGCGGCGGGGTTGATTTGCTCAAGGGCGGAGCCGGAAACGACGTCCTGGTCGGCAACGGGCGCCGCGACGATCTCAGCGGCGACGCCGGAGCGGATGTGCTGGTCGGCGGGGCCGATTCCGATATCCTCCGCGCCGATCTCCTGGACGTGCTGTTGGCCGACGATCGGGACCTGATCCTGAGATTCTGAGGTGATTACATGCCGCGCTGCCGGTTCGATGATGGTGAGGCGATTGCTCGATTCCACCTGGATCAGGGATGCGTGGCCTTCCCGGAGGATCGCGTCCAGGACCTTTGCTGGCATCATGCGCGGCGGGCGACGCCCCTGGGATCGTTCGAGCTGATCGAGGACTACACGTTGCCTGGCGGTATGCGGGCACTGGAGCTGCTGCAGACATAGGCACCCCGTTGTGCCGGGCCGGGGTATCACCGCGTCGATCCCCGGCCTTTTCTCTTGTCCTGGCGATGCTGATTGGCGATAATGTCCGCACGGCGCGGTGGGAGAAGCTCCCTACGATGCGATCCTTCGCGCTGGCACTTCTGTTTCTCCTCTGGCTGATCCCTCCTGCCCGGGCGCAATCTGGATTTTCCTGACCAACATGTCCCGTTTCTCCCGGCCAGTTCGTCCGGGCAGGTGCTCCTCCGGTAGTTCGCGAATCCCGTGAACCCTACGGTATTCCGCACCAAGCCCCGGTGCCGGCGAAGTTGGTGGCGGCCAGTGTCCATATCACGAATGACCTCGGCGGCTCTATCAGTGGTGGGTCCGGGACTGTGGTGTGTGTCGAGGGTGACCGCGCCCTGGTCCTGACCTGCAGGCATCTGTTTCCGGCAGGCGGCGCAGGGCGGGTAACCGTTAGACTCCCGTCCGGCCGCGGTTTCCTCGCTACGCTTGTCGGCGTCGATGACCGGGCTGATCTGGCGGCTGTCGCGATCCAGGGGGATGCCGCGACCCCCTGGGTGCCGTTGGCCTCGACCCCCACGGCGTCGGGCGAACAGGTGTGGCAGGTCGGCTACCCGCACGGCCGCGGACCGGTCCAACGGGTCGGCCAATCGATCGGCACGCGATCCTGGACCCAACAGAACGTCCCCGTCGCCTCCTTCCGACTCAACACCTCCAGCGGCGATAGCGGCAGCGGGATCTTCCGGGCCAGCGATCAGACGCTCGTCGGCGTCCTGTGGGGCGGTTCAGGGGATGAGAGTAGAGCGACTGGAGTTTTGGAGATTCAGCGTTTCATCAGCCAGCGCTGCCAGCAGTGGTTTCCGCGCTGGCGCGATCCTGGCGTTACCGTCGTGGTTGCTCCGCGGGCCCCGGGTGGTGTCGTGACTCCGCCCCCGGGGCCGCCCTCTCCCGATACTGCGATCCTGCTGGCGGAACTGCGCAAGCTACAGGTGCAAATCAATGAGCTTAAGACCGTTCGACCCCTGCCAGGACCTCAGGGACCAGCTGGTGCGGAAGGTCCTCCAGGCCCTGCGGGACCAGCCGGGATTCAGGGTCTACCTGGCCGAGTCGGCCCTGCGGGCGATCCGGGAATCCCCGGATCAGCCGGCCCTCCTGGACCTCCAGGTGCGGCTGGACGCGATGCTGACACCGCGGCCATCCGAGCCGAAATAGATGCGCTGCGGAAGCAGACACAAGAGATCAAAGCAGCAAGCGAGCGGGAACGTACCCGGATCGAACCAATCAAATAGGGGAGTATCGGTATGGCGATTGATGCAACGATAGCTGGGTCTTTAGAGCACGTGGTTCTCTCGAGCGCCCAGGGGCACGCTTTCGTGATGGAAGCTCAGCGGATCGGGATGCTGGAAGGGAAGGTCGGGATGCGCGAAGGCTTGACCCAGCGCATCATCGGCGAGAGTGGTGGCGGCCAGGCGCGGGCGTTCCTGCCGGCGATGCTTGGTGGTACCCCCACGGCGGTCCCGGGCATGAAACCACCGGGGACGTGACATGCTGGCCAAGACGATTCTGGCCGCCCAGCAGCTCCAGGAGTTAATCGCTGGAGTGTACGAGTACAACCAGCGCGGTCCTGTCCTGGCCCTGGTGTTCTTCGCCGAAGATGGCACGACTCTCCCGGTCGCGTGGGTCGAGGTTCTGGCCGACGACGTGGGCTTGAAAGTCCGGACGCGGCCGGAACTGTCCTCGGAAGAAATCGTCACAGCCATGAGCGCGGGGTTCGCCAATGGCAACCGATGAGGAGATACTGGCGACCGCGTTCATCAACGAAGTCAAGCTCCATGGTCTGGCGATGCAAGAGTTGCGGCTGGCGTATCTGGCTGCCACGCAGGATTCCAAGGAGTCCATCAGTGCTGTTCTGGCGCAACGACGACAGGAAATCCGCACAGCCCGCCAGCAGCTCCGACCTGGAGGACCTGGCCCGGGCGGAAGCCAGCCAGCAGATCCTGGCAAAACGATCGAAGCTGGGGGTGGCCCAGGAGGCGATCCTGACCAAGGACCTGGCGGTGCTGGCGGCAGCGGATCGACAGAAGGTCAAACGACTGGAGGACAAGGTCTTGGGTCAGCCGCTGAGCCCAAACCCTGAAGATCCCGTGGGCGATATCATCGTCTGCGACGATTACAACGTGAACCGCTCCACGGGGTGGTCGAAAACCGCCGTCGGGGTCGGGTCTGTGTTGGCCGGCGCCGTGACGGCTGCCGGCATCTGGTGGGGTACGCGGGATCACGGGAAGGAGATTGTCACGCCGACCCCGGCTCCCGCCCAGGCTCAGGAGTGGTGGGAGGTACATGAGCGGCAGCAACCCAACGGCACCTGGAAGGAAACCGAGCGAGTGAAGTGGCGGCGGCTGCCCGATGGATCGATCCAGCAAATGGCGAAGTAAATGCCCTACCGCTGGCGCTCCTGGCTGCTGACTCTCCTGGTCGTGGTAGCGTTCTGCGTCCTGGTCCCCCTGTGTGCGGCCGCAGATGGAATACGAGGAGAGGAATCGTAAATGATTCTGCTGATTCCAAGCCGACACACCTCGTAGGTGTGTGTCTGATGATGAGACCTGCCGGCGCCCGGCAGCGCCGGCGGGTCCCTTTCTGAGGAGAGATGATGGCGACCGGCAATAGCCTCTGCGTGTTCCGGCCCCTGGACAACGAGCCACCCGCTGCGTCCTTCATGACTCTTGATCTGCGCAACGGCCACCCCGTTCTCGATGCTGACGGCAGCGCTGACGAGGAAGCCGTGTTCACTGGCATCATGCCGGCCCACTATGCGGGTGGCGGCGTAACCGTGAAGCTGCACGTGGCCTTCACGAGCGCGACCTCGGGGACAGTCAACATCGAGGTCAGCTGGGAGCGAATCACCGGTCTGGACATCGACGCCGACAGCTTCGCCACCATGACGGACGCGAGCGCCACACCCAACGGTACCAGCGGCATTGAGACCATTGTCAGTATCGCCTTCGCCGACGGCGCCGCTATGGATTCTGTGGTGGCGGGCGACCTGTTTCGGCTCAAGGTGCGGCGCGATGCTGATGGGACGAATGGAACGGACGACGTAACTACAGATATGGAGCTTCTAGGTATCGAAATAGTGGAGCAATAGCATGGCGGTTCTCAATGCAGCTCAGCGCAAGGCCATTCGGGCCGCCTGGGGAGCGGACCTTAGCTCTCGCAAGGAGGCCTTTCCTCTGACGAAGCCTCAGCTGGATGCCGCGGTAGACGCTACGGATGACTTTATTGATACCAGCGGCGCTGCCTACAACCTGGCCCTGCCGGTAGCGGCCCGGACGTTGCTAACGGCCGCGCAGAAGGCCGAGCTCTTCCTCTTGGTGGCTCAGAAGCGCTTCGGAGGTTAACGATGGCTCGGACTTTCAACGGCACCGACGACCAGACATTGACCAATAGTTCCGCGCCGTCGAATTTCATTACCGCTTCTGCAGGGACCATCGCATGCTGGTACAAGCCAGTGGGAACGCCTGTAACGAATGCCAACCTTTTTTATTTGCCAGCACTGTTGCATCACGTAAACACTGCGGCTTTCTCATTCGTTCGCGGAATCAAGGGGGGAAATGATCGTATTTGGGCTCGCAACTACGATGGAGCGGGGGATGAAATAGGAGTCGCATACAGTACCGATGTCTGGCAGCATTTTGCCTGGCTACATACGGGAGGGAATCTGTATATTTACAAGAATGGCGTGTCAGGGGGTAGTGTGGCGTCCGGCGACACCGTCTCTTTAACTTTTAATAGTATAATTATTGGATACAATGATGGCAGCGGTGGGGAGCTGGAAGGAGATATGGCCGAGTTGGCAACATGGAATGTAGGTTTGACGGACGCGGAAATGCTGGCGCTGGCAAATGGAATTTCGCCGCTGTTGATTCGCCCGAGTGCTCGGACGGCTTATTGGCCCCTGTTTGGTCATTCCTCTCCAGAGCCATGCGTTAACAATGCGGCCTTCAACCTGACGCTGACCCTTGCGCCCGCCAAGGCCGATCACCCGCGCATTTTCTATCCATCGGGTCGGGACATCTATTTAGCCGGCGATGTCGCAATGCCGATCGAGCATATGACGATTGGCCGTGGCTATTTCTGGTAACATGAGACGTATGCAATGGCAACCTCGACTCCCGTCAAGACGGACTCTGTAGATATACTATCGCATCAGTCCGTTGTGCATCCCGCGACGGTGGTTGGTTCGGCGATCAGCTGCCTGACCAAGCGCGCTGCGGTGTTGTTTCTCTATCACGCCCTCGTCGAGGCCGCGGCCAACACCAACCCCGGGATGTTCAAGATTCAGGTTCGGCCCGACGATGGCGCCGGAGCGGCGACGGAACATTGGATCACGATCCTGGAGCTCGTGACGTCGGCGACGACGGCCGACACCGAGGCCATGACGGCCACGGAGCCAGTGGCTGAAACCGTCCTGGCGGTGGCATCCACGACGGGCTTTGTCGCCGGGGACCTGCTGTACATCCAGGACACGACGACCTTGGCGGATTCTGAATGGGCGGAATGCCAGGAAATCGTCACCAACACCTCGATCAATTTGCTTGATGGATTGACGGTTCAGAAGGACTCGGCGGACGTGATCTGGAACGATGCCAGCAAATTCGTTGTAACGTTGAATCTCAATGGAGTTGAATCGTTCCGGGTCGTGTGGTCACACGAGGGAGCCGTGGGGGCCAATGGCCACGTCAAGGGCCTGGCCATCACGTACGATAGCGACTCGATAGTGTAGCATAATGGCACTAGCTAATACAGATTGGGGAATCGACCTGACGGGGCCGGCGAACAACCAGCACCCTCTGAACCGGGGACTGGTAACGTGGCTATTGTACCTGCCGGGCATCGGAGAAAGCAGGGTTATCCCCGACCTGAGCGTGGCGGGCCGCGCAGGCAACACGGGGGCTTTTGCGGCGGGTCTGGTCGCCACCCGGGGGAAGGTGATGCGGCCGGGCGGCTGGGGTTCGTGGGATATGGAAATCACCACGGGTTACATCGAATTGTCGAGCGCCCTGAAAATCCGGACCGTCTCGGGTCCCTTTACGTTCTGCGTGTGGATAAGGCCCGACTACGCCCCCGGGACCGGTGCCGAGAAAAGTGTTTTCCAGTGGGGATCGCCGACTGCAGTTGATCCGAGAATCTTCCTGCGCCACAGCTCCGTCGTGGGCTTTGTTGCGGATTCGAGCAGCCAGGCGCTCGGACAGACGAACACGAGTCTAACCTGGACCCTGGGGGATTGGTTCCACCTCGGGTACACGAATCAGAATCTGGCATCAACGGGCCAGTGGTACAAAAACGGTGTCGCGATCGCGACGACGGCCAACGGGGGGACACCGCAGGATTGCTCCACCTTCACGGCCGCTCGCATCGGCCGTTTTCTCAACGGCGACACCCGGGGCGGGGATGCGGAATTTGACGACATCCGCATCTACGATCGCGCTTTGTCGGCACTCGAAATGAGCACGTTGTACAACACGTCGCGGAACTACTACCAGGGGATGCTGAATCGGCTCGACCTGGCCGGGACGGCAGCGCAACCAGCGGCGGCAGCCGCGACGGCATTCCGGCGCACGCTCTCGCGGCTGGGGACACGGACAGGGGCACGGCAGCTGCAGGGGGTGTAGCAGATGTTGCTGAAACAATCGACGACGCGCAACCGCATGATCTTGATGGTCGCGACCAGCGACCACATCACCGGTCTCGCCGGCCTGACCCTCACCATCACGGCCTCGAAGGACGGCGCAGCGTTTGCTTCCATCACGCCAACTGTAACGGATCGCGGAAGTGGCTTTTACAATCTCGCCCTTACGACCGCCCACACGGACACGCTGGGCGACCTGGCAATCCATATCACCAGCGCGACCGCAGACCCGACCGACCTTGTGGATCAGGTGATTGCGGCGGATCTCAATGACGCAGTGCGGCTTGGCCTTACGGCTCTGCCTGCTGCGGCCGCCGGGGCCTCGGGCGGGCTGATCATTAATGGCTCCAACACCGGGACCGTGACGCTCGCGGCTCTGACGGTCACAGGGGCGGTCCTGTACAGCAGCACGTTCACTGTCACGGGCGCGGTCGCGTGGAATGGAGGTGTCACGTTCACGAATGCGGCCGGGACGGGATTCGTCTGCTCCAGCACCGGCGGGGGCGGGCACGGAACCAGTTTCCTCGGTAACGGGGTTGGTCACGGCCTGCTCTCTACGGGTGGTGGGACCAACGGCGTGGGTGGCCGATTCGTCGGCGCCGGGTCGGCGGCTGGCCTGGAGGGGCAGGGCGCGGGGGCCAACGGCCACGGAATCCGTGGAGTGGCAGGCGCTACTGCGGCGGCTGGCTTCCGGGGCGAGGGTGCAGGAGCTGGCCCGGGAGCGTTCTTCGTCGGCGGCTCCACCAGCGGGGCCCACGGGTTGGTGTGCCAGGGGGGCTCGACGGCTGGGAATGGGGTGCTGTTCACCGGCATCGGCAGTTTCGCCGGCGGTCGATTCGTCGGCGGCGTCACGGGCGACGGCTTCCAGGCTATCGGCGGGGCAACGTCGGGCACTGGCGCAGTCTTCCAGGCGATTGCGGATGGCAATGGTCTTAGTTGCTTCGGCTTCCTCGACGGCCACGGGATCGCGGCTCTGGGGGACGGGACTGGCGAGGGAGGGCTCTTCTTCGGTGGCGACAACGGCCACGGCTTGCACTGTCTGGGAGGCGCCATCACCGGTTCGGGGGCCAGGTTCGAGGCGAGCCTGAGCGGCACCGGCCTATCAGTCATCGCCGCCGGGACCAACCCGGGGGCCGAGTTCCTGGCGGGCACCAACAACGATGGCGTGCGGTTCTTCGGCGCTGGCACGGGCCACGGGATGAATAGCGCCGGAGGCGCGACCGGGCACGGGATGCTGGCCCAGGGGGGCGGGACCAGCGGCGATGGCTTCCGGATGACCGTGACGAGCGGCATCCCGATGAACGACGACTTCCACACCGGGTTGGCCCAGGCTGGTTCCACGGCTTCGACGATCGTTCTGGCCGCCGCGGCTCCGGCGAACGACGATCTATTCAACGGGCTGCTGGTGGCAATCCATACCGGTACGGGAGCCAAGCAGGCGCGGCTCATCCAGGACTACGACGGCACGACCAAGACGGCCACCATCGCACCCAACTGGGATACGACCCCGGCCTCGGGAGACGCTTACGCGATCCTCGAATGGGGGGCGGTGCCACTGGAGCCGATGAATTCTCCCGACCAGCACAGCGGCACTGCCCAGACGGGCGCGGCCGGGACCATCACGCTCGCCGCCTCGGCATCGGCGACGAACGACCTCTACAATGGTCAGGCGATCAAGATTTACTCAGGCACGGGGACCGGGCAGACGCGCTCCATTGCGGACTACGACGGGACCACCAAGATAGCGACGACGGACCGAAACTGGATCACGACGCCGGACAACACGAGCCGGTACGTGGTTCTGGCGACCAACGATCCGGCACTGGACGCCGTGCTCCAGGGAGTGAGGATATCGGCCAACGGCATCGGCACCACGGCCATCGCGGCCAGTGCCATCACAGCGGCCGGGATTGCCGACGGGGCGATTGACGCTGCCACCTTCGCGGCGGGCGCCGTCAACGCCGCGGCATTGGCGAGCGATGCCGTGGACGAGATTTGGGCGAAGACCATGACGGAGTTGACCGCGGTGCCGGCCGTGTCGGGCACGACCCTGGCGGCGCTGACGTGGGTGTTTGAGCTGGCGAGAAATCGCATCACCCAGACGGCCACGACCCAGACGGTATTCCGGGACGACACCACGACGCCACTGGCCACCTCCACTGTCGCAGATGATGGCACGACCTTCAGCCGGACGGAGTTCGCATAAATGTCTGTGGATACAAGAGACCGTCGCGCCTCGTGCCTTAACTTCGACCTGGGGGGGAGCCGTGTTTATCCGAACCCGGACGGCTCGCTCGGGACGAATGCCGACCGTCAGCATATGGCGGGCAAGTATCCGGGGATTGCAGCGGCGGCGCCCGGCGGGGCGGTCCTGGTGGTGCAGTACAGGGCATTCTTCCGAGGCGTTTCGGAGCTGATCTGGGGGAGAGTCAACTGATGTATCCGATCAAGCAATCCACCAGCCTGGCCGACACCTTCTTCGCGTTTGACTCTAATGGCGATCCTGTTACCGGTATTATAGATGGCTCCTGGACGAAGCGCATCAGCAAAAATGGCGGGGCCTTTGCGGCCATGACGGTCATCATTACCGAGATGGAGAATGGCTGGTACGCTTTTACGATCTCATCTTCCGATAGCGATACGCTCGGCATCCTGTCCCTCCGATTCTCCGCCACGGGCGCCAAGCAGGTGAATCTGAAGTACAGGGTGCATGTGCGCATACCCGATGATCTGGCATTCCCGACAACCTCCGGGCGGTCGATGGACACAGACCTCCTGGGCGGGATCGAGGTCGGGTCGTTCCAGGTCGCAGCCATCACGGCAGCAAGCTTTGCTGCCGGTGCCATCGACGCGGCCGCAATTGCGGATGGGGCGATCGATGCCGCGACGTTCGCCAGTGCGGCCATCACGGCCGCAGCTATCGCCACGGATGCAATTGGTTCGGCTGAGTTCGCTCAAGCTGCCGCGGACAAGATTTGGGCATCGACGACCCGCACTCTGTCGACTGGTGCCATCGTGGCCGCGACCTTCGGGGCAGGAGCCATTGACGCGGCTGCGATCGCCACCGATGCGATCGGGGCTGCTGAATTCAGCCAGGCGGCGGCGGACAAGGTCTGGTCCTCGACGACGCGCACGCTGTCCGCGGGAGCCATTGTCGCCACAACCTTTGGGGCAGGCGCCATCGACGCAACCGCGATTGCCACGGACGCGATTGGGGCAGCCGAATTCTCCCAAGCGGCTGCGGATAAGGTATGGTTGACCACGACACGGACATTGTCGGCCGGCGCGATTGTCGCCGCGACGTTCGGCGCGGGCGCCATCGACGCGGCCGCGATCGCCAACGGGGCCATCGACGCGGCGACGTTCGCGGCCGGAGCCATTGACGCCGCGGCCCTGGCGGCCGACGCGGGAACCGAGATCGGCACCGCCGTATGGGCCTCGGCGACCAGGACCCTGACAGCATTCAGTTTCTCGGTCACGGTGGGGACCAACAGCGACAAGACCGGCTACAGCCTTCTGGCCGGCTCGATCGCGGCTGCGACGTTTGCCGCGGGGGCCATTGACGCGGCGGCGCTGGCTACGGATGCGGCCAACGAGATCAGGGATGCCGTGTGGGCCAAGGCGATGGCAGAATTGACGGCAGTACCGGGGGTGACGGGGAACGTGCTGGAGGCTCTGGAGTGGTGCTTCCTGCTGGCACGCAACAAACGCACCACCACGGCCTCGACCGAGACGCTTCGCAACAACGCCGATGCGACCTCCATCGCCACAGCAACCGTCTCGGACGATTCGACGACATTTACTAGATCTGTGTGGTCTTAATTATGGCGATCGACAGCGCTGAAAAAAGAGCGTCCGTTCAGGCCTACTCGGGGCGGGACTCCGCTGTGTGCTGCCGGCTCGACGGCATCGCCGCCCTCAACGCTGGCGATCGCAGCCATGTGACCTCTCGCTATCGTGGCATTGCGGCCGGGCTGGCGGTGCCGCTGGTCGGCGGACCGGCGTACTTCACGGCGGGACAGATCTGGCTCCCGGGATTTTCCAAGGGCCAGATCGTGCAGAAATGAGGTAGCATGTCGGCCAAGACGACCTTCTACGGCACGTGGAACGAGGACGGGACCGCCACCATCCAGGGCCGGATGGTCGGCCGGTCTGGCACCGGCGCCATCGTGGCGGGTGAAGGCCGGCTGCTCTTGCAGGCCGATCTCACGTCTCTGACCATCAAGGTCTTCAAACTCGTTGACCCCGCGACCGAGACCTACACCGCGACCTTGACGATCAGCAGCGTCGTCTTTGACTCGCTGCAGACGGATGCCACCTGGGTTCCGGGGGTGGACAGTATCGGCTACAACTTCATGGCCGACATCCCAGCCACGGCCTTCCCGGACGGCGACAACAAGTATCGCGCCGAGGTCAAGGGCACTGCGACCGGCGGCACGATCTTCTGGGGCCGCTGGGAAGGCGGCGCCGTTGGTGTATTCACGAGCTGACCCTACATCCCCACTACATCCTGACCCTCCGAGAGCCGCCAACAAGTGCTTCCAGGTGTGCCCGCTCAGCCACTGGCCGGTCGCATACAGCGGCGCGTCCAAGGGATGTTCGCAGACTTTCGCCACCACATACCAGGCCAAAGCTTCTCGCACGTTCCCCACGAGATTTTGCTCCCGCGCTCTGGACTCAGCCATCTACTCAGTCAATCGCTCCCGAGTTGCGGGCAGCGCGGCATCCATGATCTGCTGCATTCGTTGGGCAGCGCCCTCCTGCATTCCCTCCAGCAGGTGCTGGTAGACGTCGGCCGTGATGGACGGCTTGGAGTGGCCCAGCCGCTCGCTGACCACCAGGGTCTTCTCTCCCATCAACAGCAGCAGGGTGGCGCACGTGTGGCGCAGGTCATGGAAATGGATCACGGGTAGGCCAGCCCGCCGCAGCAGTGGCTTGAACAGGCGCTCGCGCAGGTGTTCGGGCCAGATATAGCCACCCCGGCGATTGCAAAACACATGAGCGTGGATCAGTCCCTGGCGGAGTTGAGTCTGGCGGTGCTGGTCCAGGACCTCCAGGGTGGTTCGGCTCAGGCAAATGACTCGCCGGCTCCGTTTGGTCTTCCCGGGACTGATGAGGATACGGTGGCCGTCACGGGTGAAGGTCCGCTCGACCCGTACGGTTCCGCGCTGCCAGTCGAAGTCTTCCCATTCGAGCGCCAGCATCTCCCCCTCCCGCATCCCGGAATCAATCGCCAGCACGTAGAGGGCGAAGAGCGGCAGGTCACGCGCTGCGGCCAGAAACAATGCGACCTGCTCCAGGGTGAACGGCCGGACCTCGCGGCGCACAACCTTGGGTCGCGGGACGTCTGGGACAGGGTTTTGTATCAAGAGGTGCTGGCGAACAGCAGATTTGCAAGCTGTGCCGAGCAGGCGGCTGCAGTCGCCGATCTCCTGGGCTGAGCAACCCGTCTGAGCCATCTGGGTGTAGAGACGTGCGACCCGTTCGGACGTGAGAGCAGCGACGAATTCTTGTCCAAGGTGCCGGATCAGGTGGGCCAGGTGCTGGCGATAGCGCTGCCGAGTGGCCTGGCAAACCTGAGATTGCTGGTCGAGCCATTGGAGGAGGAACTCTTCCACGAGCCTGGGGGGCTGATGGGCCGGTGCTGCCACTGAGCTGCCCTTGCGAAGCTCCTGAAGCTTCTCGATCACCTCGGCCTTGCTCCGCGCGTACACGAATTCCCGGTGCCGCGACCCATCGGGCCGGCGCCCCAGCGAGACGCTCGCCTGATACAGGCCGTCCTTCCGCCGCGTGATGCTGCCCTCACCGCGGCCCCGGCGGCGGACCTTGCGTTCGCGTGGCATCGTGCCATCCTCCATGATCGGGTGTCCATCAGGCGGTACATCTTACCAGGCGATTGAATTTAGTGCAGTAAATTTTCCGCATTGCTCTTGCGAAAGTTGATTCGCTGCACTAGAATCATCTCCAGTGGTGGACACGAATCCCTGACAGGAGATGACAATGGCGACGATCAAGAACACCGAAACGATTCTACAAAAAAACCTGGGTTGGGTGTATGTCCAGCCCTCCGGCGAGGTCCCACCCCTGGAATCGCTGGCGGTGATTCGCCACCCGCGTTACGGAGTGACGCTGGCCGATCGCGACGGCGTGCGCGTCAGTCCCAAGAGTCGGAGGCTGGGATTCCAGGGAAGCCGACCTGGACAAGCACACACACTGGTGTGTGATGACGATGTCACGGACGAAACGCGCGAAGTATTGGTGTCAACTGGATATCTTAATGTGATTATGCGTCCCTGACAGGAGATGGACGATGACGAGCGCAATCAAAGTCGCGCAAGAAGCAGCAGATCACGCATTCGACAAATATCTCGCGAACTTTCGTTCGACGGCTGCAACCTATGTTCCCGAGTCTGTAACAGACGCGGCCAGGTCCGCCTATCAGGCTGCGGGCGGCCGAGGAGAAATCGTCGTGTGCGGCGTTGGAAATCTCACCCATCCGGTATGTTCGGTAGAGGTCAGGAGGGCGAAACGTTATGCCCGCAGCTAAAACTCAATGCCGCGGCGGCC